GCCGGTTATGAACTGGTCGATGCCTTCGGTCGTTACAGGGAACTTTAGTTGGTGCCCAACATATTTGACATAATCTTCTTTCCACATGAAGAATGATTCATGAGATAGGAAGTGAGTTTCAATATAAGGATCATCTAACAGCAATCTATAATACTCCTTAGCGGTCGGTAGGGTCACTTCCCCTCCGACCCTTTGTTGTTGCAGAGCGTTGATATTCTGATCTCTGCAGATAATTGCAACGACAGGTTCATACCCCATGTGCATTGCCTGATGACACACCTCTACGATCTTTGGTGTCTGCCGTACACCATCGTAGAAGAAAGGGACACTGACGTTAGCGAGAAAAAACTCACCATCAGGGAACTCTAATTGGTCAGGATATACCCAGTATTTGGCAAAGGGTTCTTGATCACTAGGAACCCAGTAATTAGTTTTCAGTGATTCCCACCCTACAACTGCAGGATGCAGACTAAATACACGAGCTAATAAATGATTTCCTGACCCCTGTGGTCCAGTGGTGATAAGAAGTCTTTTCATGAAACCCAGATTTATATTTTTTTTAGGAACAGCGTTTTCGGCGTCAAGTCCATTGTATAAAATGGTTCGTCATAGGGTGACGAGTGGGGTTGCAAAAGAACATCATTTGGCAGACTTTACTCAACACCTTGGTGATGAAAAGAAACTAGAGAAATGTGAAGCGAAGATTTCTTGGTATAAGAAATTTGGTTCTGACTCTGGAGAGATTGTAACATCATTTCCAGATTTTAGTAACTGGTCTATACAGAAATATGTTGATTACTACAAAAGTTTGTGGGATAGTAGGGGATATGGTAGAGACGTATTAGTTGATTGGTCTAACAGTAACTATAGACTAGACGCTGATTTTACACAGCGGTTACTCAGAGCACTCAGCAAAGAATTTGATGTTAGTGCTCTCATAGTATGTAGAGATCCTGTACGGAGAGCATGGTCTTGGTTGAATTATGGATGGAATAATTACTCGAAGATACTTGATGATATAAAACAGTATAGTGATATTCACTCTGCTGCTAAAATAAAATTTTCAAACCTACAACCATATCATAAAGTTATTGAAAATGCAAGAAAAGTGTGTCCTGTACACGTCCTAATCATGGAGGAGGTGTGGGCAGGGAAAACACAACTGCTGAATGAGTTATTTGGACAGACTGAATTTGCTCCAAACTTATATTATCCTGATAGAGGAAACAAAGCAGTTAGATATCAATATCAAAAAGATCAATGGTCATCAGATCAGTTCAATATGACCGAGAAACAATACTATGAGTACAAAGATATTATGAGTGACCACTATGAGGGGTGGGATGTTGAAGAATGGGGAGTCCCAGTAAATTATGAAGAGACTTGTTCACTACCCATAATGGGTATACGTGAGGAGAATATCAAGAAGGGAACTTACCGTAAAGTTGATGGTAAATTATATGTGGACTTCACTAATCACCCAGGATTATACAGCACTGAATATATTGATTCTTACTTCTGGGATCGATTCTCAAATTAGGGGAGACCTTTACAATCTTTTGAACTAACGTTTTCCCCATCATACATGATGTCAGGTGCTGAACCACCAAAAGTTCTTTTGATAACCAACATGTAATCTTGAGTTGGTTCAAACCCAGGCATGTCTTTATCAAACATGTTGAGACGTGCTCTGTTGGATGAGGGAACTTTTAGTTTGTTATCGCGATAGTGTTGGGAATCGCCGCAAGCAAGAATATAATCCTTGGCAGGCATTTTATACTCACGAAGTTCTTGCCAGGAACTGTTTTCTGTTTGATTAGTGATGGACCACCTATTGAAGTTTGGAGTGTCATAGAACAGCATCATATTTGGTGCTCTATCAAACCTAGGATAGGGGCACAAATTGAAATTCTTGACTGAACGAATGGAGCAGTATTGATACTTACACATGAAACTCCATGCCCAGTGCCACTGCTTTAGATTACAGTTTGGGTCATTGAGAACGAAGTTGACTGATGGTTCAAGATGTTTGACTACCCATTCTGGTGCATTGTATTGATATGGTTTGTTTCTTTCTTCTTTGTCAAATAGAAAACATCTACCAGCACCATGGATATTATCACCAGGTTCGCCCATGACAAAGACATGGTTTGGATCGTGGGTCCGAGGAATTATCCCAGCACCCTCTTCAGTATTGCAACGGGTAATCTGTTTGAATTCGTTGTTATGAATACGCTCCCACAACTCAGGATGTTCTACCTTTGCCGTGTTGTCGAAGTGAATGTGGAAAGGATGTCCAGTACCGATGAGTGCCCAAAACACAACGGTGCTATCAATACCACCGGACCACATCAAGTTTAGAGTTCTATTGTCTACCTTGCTGACAATTATTTCAGCAGATTCTGCAGCACAGTCCCCAAAGGACATGCTGGTATGAAAATTGTCAGGGAGTGGGGAGAGGATTTTATAATTTCTCTTGTTTGGTATTTTCTTCGCACGACAAATCATGCGAGTAGAAAAATACATGTTCAGATAATTTTCTTCATCATAGTAATATAATTTACGTCTAGGGTCTCCACTTGCAAACCATACTTGCCTAGCAGCATAAATCGAATCCCACTCAAATTTATGTAATTTAGTATCAAAATTTTGCTTGAGGACCATAGTTTTTCCCAATAAAAAAGGCAGGCATAACGCCTGCCAGTATTGTTATGTCAAGGATGGATCAGTCTTCCTCAGAAGTTCCATGCTTGCGAATGCGATCAACCATGCCTTCAGGCAGAGTATCAGCAAACTTGTCATACAGGTAAGCAGTTGCATCCTTGAAGCGAGCACGCTCAGCGTCGGACATTGTCACAACATTGATGTTCTCTTCTTTGCACTTGCTCTTCACAATGTCAATGTCCTCAACGGACCAGACACGCTCAGCACGTGCTGCTTCACGGGAAGCTTCACGAATTGAGTTTTTGAGTTCCTTGGGAAGGTCCCGCCAGAACTCTTTCTGAACAATGATCGTGGTGAGGAACAGGGAGTGCTCCGCATCGTTGATCGTGTTCATGTGCTCGTTTTGCTTCAGACCGAAGAAACGAGGGTAGGTGGATTCTCCACCCACAATGTCGCCGTCTTGCACGCCTTCGTTGATCTGCTCCAGTTCGATGGGAACAGGCACAGCACCGACTGCCTTCAGAGTTTCTTTGGCAATGTCAGAGTTGTTACAACGGAGGGGAAGCCCTTGGAAATCTTCAATTTTGTGGATCTCTTTGTTGGCAGGAATCATGCGGAATCCACCTGAGTAGGTGAATGCAAGACCTTTGACGCTGCGAGCTCCTTTGGACTCGTCGTCAAGACCTTTCAGCAGTTCGTTACCAATCTCGCCCTCAAGCACCCACTTAGCGTGGTCATGATCACGGAAGAGGAAAGGCATGTCGAGAACTCGCATGTCCGTGTTATGTGCACGTCCAAGAGTGGACGTATACATTTGGGACATTTCACACTTACCTTCCTTCATCAGGCGAAGAAGATCGTGCTTGGTGACCGGTTCACCAGCGTTGTACTTCTCCGAATACTCGGAAAGGGTCAGAATTTCGACATCGAGCTCACCTGGTGCAAGTTGCTCCATGAGAGCAGCAAACTTACGGGCGGCACGAAGAAAAAGTTCAATGGGTTCGTGTGCTAATACCCAGCGTACCTTTTTCATACCTTATAGTCCTCCGATATTACAGTTATTATTTATACTTGAGGGGTATTGCGTCAGATGACGACCCGGTCGGTTGCCGTCGTTTGACGACGGTTCCAGTCGTTACGGTTCCAGAGTCGCTCGTGCAGCAGATACAGAGTGGAGTTGATCACCAGTGCCATCAGGCCAATGGTGAGACCCTTCCAGGGGTTACCAGCAACGATCCAACCAATCACAGAGTTGGTGACCATCATCCAGGAACGCCAGGTAACAGCCTTGGCAATGGTTCGAGGAAAACGCTCAAACCACTTGGGATTTGCAAAAGACATTTTGAAAACTAAATGTTCGGGTTATTTATTAGTGACGATCTTTTGTGGCGGCGTCGTTCCACATTGTAATTATAAGAGCAGAAAATACCTATGTCAAGAATAGTATGTTACTCAGCAACACTTTATGGGTTTTTCTGGTTGTGGACCTGTAGGTCCTTCAATAAATGGGTCTAGTGGTGCAGGGCACCCAGTCTTATTGCAGTCGTCCAAAGGGTTTTGCTCAACATACCCAATGTATTTTTCATTAGCATCTCGCCTGAGAATCTCGTTGACACGCTCGTCATACCAGGCAACTGGGATGCCAACATCCAGATGTTTTAGATACTCCTGTTTGTAGAGATATAGGAGTTCGTAACTGAGAAAGGTTGGGTTGGGGAATTTAGACATTTGATCCAGGAAGTACCTGGATGTGGGTTCACCCCTCAACCGCTTTTGTTGATTATGAAGGATAGTTTGATCACGACCAATTACTACTATCTTTGTATTGATCCCCATATTTTCGGCAGACTTGCAAAACTGCAACACGTTTGGACACCAGTGGGTCCCTTTTTCTTTGATGCCGAGGGGGACGCTAATAGAAGTAAAGTAATATTCTGACTGAGACCAATCGAAAGATTGCAGTTTACTCGGGTCTCTCCAGTATTCCGCAAAAGGTTCTGCAAATCTATGTGCCTCCCAATAATTGGTTAGCAGAGATTTCCACCCAAAGACATCCTCGTGTAGTGAGAAGATTTTTGACCACAGATGGTTGCCCGATCCTTGAGGTCCAGTTAGTACAACGAGTGTCTTCATAGTATGGGAACCTTCCCCACTAATTATAACAGCTAAATACTCTTATACGAGAGTACATACTCTCAGTCCAATTAGATGATCGCTACATAGCGACTGCGTGAATGTCAGCACCGAATATCAGGATCAAACGCTCAGCGGTTGCTGGCAAGGTCCCCCATTACCCCGATAGCCTTGCTTTAGGCGAGTTTGCAATCAACACTGCAGACGGCAAAGTCTTCATTGCCGCTGGTGTTGGAGCGGGCATCACTGTGCGTGAAGTTGGTGTAAGCACCGCAATGATTCTTAGTGGGATCTCTACGATCACCACACTTGAAGCAACTAGTCTCACTGTAGACAACACCATTGTTGGTATCTCCAGTGGTGCAAACAAGGTAGATACTGCAACTGATAGTGGTAACCAGTGGCACCACGTTGGATTCCTTGATAATAGAACTGGATATCAAAAGATAAAGACTAACGGTCTTACTTACAACCCCAACACTGGCAAACTCTATGCTGGTATTGGTAGTTTTGGTAAGGTCACTGGTTCCTCACTAAACATTACTGGAGTCGCCACTGCAGCGACATTTGTCGGCAATCTAACTGGTATTGCAACTGGTTCAACCAGAGTATGGGTTGATGAATCTGAGGATGATAATACTGATTACAATATCCTCTTTTCAGATAGAG